ATTCACTACTTCGATGAAATAACGCTAACGGCCGACCATATACAGGGAAAGACGTTCATTGAAGCTATGGTTGAGGAAATCTTCAGGCGAACACCAGCGCAGGTGCAGAACCGATTGTACTTTGTTACGGGCGATGCTTCGGGCCGCCAGCAGTCGGTGATTGCCAAGGTCGGGCAAAATATGTGGAGTGAAATCGTTGACCGCATGCGAATCAGCACCAACAACCTTCTTGTGCCGCGGTCAAACCCACCCCACCAAGAATCACGGCGGTTGTGCAATAGCATCTTCAGCAACTACGATGAAATACTGATTAACCCAAAGTGCAAGGTGCTGATAAGGGATTGCGAATTTGTTAAGGCGTTACCCGATGGCGGTGTTGATAAGGGCAGTCGGGCGAAGGTTGACAAGCGTGCCGATGCATTGGACTGCTTAAGGTACGACCTTCACGCCAACAACAAGCAGTTTATTTTCAGGTAGTAGCCCAGTCGGGGGTCGAACCCGAATCGCCCAAGAAAAATCGGGGTGTTACCAGTTACACTACCGGGCTGTGCAGTCAGGACAGGATTCGAACCTGTACTTCTCGTGCGCATCGAGTCTTTGTTATATTAGGCAGAACTGCTTTTGGCGTTCACTTTTACGGAGTCACACCGTACGTCCTAATATGCGTCTACCAATTCCGCCACCTGACTATGCTACAAAACTAAATAAAATTAAAACACTTCCAAACCAATTACATATTTTTAACATATGGCAGAATACAAAGGTTGCAACATTGGCCCGTCAGACCGCAAGGGCAAAAAGTACAAAGCGCAATGCGGCGATAACCCGCCCGTGCATTTCGGGGCAAGCGGCTACCGAATTAAACCCGGCACATCTGCTGGCGATAGCTACTGCGCAAGGTCGCAAGGTATCGAAGGTAGCGGCAAAGGTAGTGCGAACTATTGGGCACGTGAACTTTGGTCATGCCGAGGCAACAAATCAGTTAGCGACAAACCATTCTTTGGCAAAATAAAACTATAACCATGCAAGACCACGTTAACCAACTACTTGAAGTAAACGACCTATGGCCCGGCGATATTGTCTTCGCCAAGATTGACCCCGAAAGCCCAGCCATTGTAGTCACCATTTGCTACGACGGCAGCGATAAGTTGAAGTATGGCGTTAAGCATATTGACGGGGTTGATAGCTACTACCGATACGAACTTTTAAGCGAAGTTGAAGCCGAAATCAAGCGCATCACGGGCAAATGACTACCAAGGACTACATCGCCAAACTGAACAAGGCTGAACGGGCAATCAACGGCAAGCGGTTTATTGGTTTGTCTTCAAGCATTGGCCGCAAGCAGTTTAAAAGGGTTTTTCAAGAAGGTTTAGATGCTAATGGCGCACCGATTAAGCCCGAATACAGCACCAATCCAATATACATCGGGCCGATGCAAACGCCTGAAGCAGATAAGGCTGGGTTTTACAAGGACGGTTACAAGGCTTTCAAAAGCAAATTAGACCGTGGCAAGATGGTATTGTTTCGTTTGTTTAACCAAATGTATCTTGAATCAATTGTCAACCCCGAACTAAAAGTTAGCGACACAGGGTTTGTTATAGCGACAGGCATGACGTATAACGCTGGCAACCCGAAAGGCAAAGTTGATGCGCTTTTAGACAAATATGGCGATGCTTTTAAGTTTTCGGACGCCGAACGCAAAGAATTCACCGACAGGGCCGAACAAATTGTTGTAGATTTGTTCAAATGATAAGCGACATTCTATCGTATTTGAACGCACGACTGCCCAACATTTCGGCAGTTGCGAGGCCGTTATGCCAGCTTGTTGAAGAAATAGGCAAAGATGGCAACCTGCGCACCTTCCCAGTTGTGTATGACGGCAAAGGCAACCTTGACTACATTACAAGGTTTGACTGGCGTACAGGCATGTCCTTTTGGCTAAAGAACGGGGCTGAAGATATTGAACTGCTGGATCGGGTTAGGGCAAACAAAGAACGGGTTCAAATCACCATACCCCTGAAGTTTCACTGGATTGGCACACGAAGCACGTGGCAAAATGACACGCAGTATTTAGAACAGTACATTTTACTTGCCCTTCAAAAGGCTATCACCGTTGATAATATCCCAAGCCTTCGGGCAACCCTTGGCCTTGACAGAATCAAAACGGTTGTCACCAATCGGCAGTATGGCGCAGAAACGCTGGAAGGTGTATTTGACAACATCGACCTTCGGTTGCCGCTGGACATGGCCGCTGCTATGTTGGAGGTGGATTTGACCATTACTGGCGATTTGAACTGCATTGTAGGCGCATCTTGTCCCGGCATTGCCGACCTTCTATTACTTGAAAGCGGTGATTTTATACTAACAGAAACAAACGACTTTATCGAAATCTAATGGCAAACCAAAAAGTTACACAACTAACCGCTGCGACTACCAGCAACGATGCAGATGTTCTGTACGTTGTTCAGGCTGGGGTATCAAAGAAAACAACAAAGCAACTGCTAATGGCTTCAACCTTGGCGGTAGCGAACAGCGCAGCAAGTACGGCGGCGTCTGCCAACACGAACGCAAACAATGCCCTTGCAACGGCAAACAACGCTTTAAGCCAAGTTGGTACGGCGGTTCAAAAGAATGGCGATACCATGACTGGCGATTTGGATATGGGCGGCAACCAAATCGAAAACTTAGGTACACCGATTGCCAACACCGATGCGACTACCAAGGATTATGTGGATACTGCATTGGGCGGCAAGTTAGATACTTCAGGCGGCACGATGTCAGGGGATATTGACATGGGCGGCCAAATGGTAAACAACCTTGGTGCGCCCGTTGCAACCGATGACGCCGCTACCAAAGGTTACGTTGATAGCGCATTAGCTGGCAAACAGAACACGGTTGCCACCACCACGGGCACATCAATAACGCTTGACACACCAAAAGAATACGGCACGTATGCCGCACCAGCAACGGGCAACATAGCGGTTAGCCTGACAAATGCGGTTAGGGGCATTGACCAAATAGTTTACCATGACGATACGGTTGCACCTGTGATTGTTGTAACAGGCGGCACGGCAATCAAGTTCGGGCCGATTGACTACGATACAGCCAAAGTCAACCTGATTGTGTTCTTTTGGATGGGCGGCACGAATGTAGGGTACATCATAACACCAGCGGTTTAATGAGAAGGTTGAGGTTACAAATGATGGCTGGGGGGCAGAAGCAATTTATATTGGATAAGCACCCAAACGCTTTTGCTGCTTATTCTTTGCGAAAATTAAGAAATGGATATAGCGGCAGCGCAATTAGGGTTAGGAGGGCCAGCGACAACGCCGAACAGAATATTGGGTTTGACATAAACGGAAACCTTGACACATCAGGATTGGCATCTTTTTGTTCGGGCACTAATGGATTTGTAACAACTTGGTACGACCAAACTGGAAACTCAGAAAATTTAATTCAAACTACCGCAGTATCTCAGCCAAAAATTTTCGATTCGGTAAGCGGCACGATTGTTTTGTCATCAAAGCCAGCAATTACATTTGATGCTGTAAACGATTTTTTGTCAAGGCAGTTCCCAATAATCAAAACGCAGCCAATATATTCTCAAATTGTTTCAACATTTCCCACAACATCTTTCGGGTTTATTTTTGATTCAACAACAGCAAACAGGCTTTATCTGTTAAGAAATGCGCTGACGCAAAATATGGAAATATTTGCTGGATTAGGAATTTCAACAGTTTCAAATAGTTTTTTGTCAAACACAAGATATTTGTACACAACGCTTTTTAATTCAGCCAACTCATATTTGTATCAAAATAGCGTATTAAGGCTATCTGGGAATTCGGGTTCTAACTCCATTGGAGATTTGTTTATAAACTCAAGATTTAATTTGACAAACTTCGGCAATATAACTACACAAGAGTTTATATTTTGGGCAATAGACCAAACAAGCAACAGAGTAGCAATTGAAACTGACATCAAAACATATTACGGGATACCATGATAGGTTATAAATTTGACACCATAGAACGTGCAGAAAAGGCGGTAAGCGACTGCGATAAGTACTACGGCATACCCGTTGCACCTGATGACGTTACCCAGCATTGGGCTGAGTATAGCGAGGCGAGTTACAACCAGCCTGTGTTTTGGTACATGGCATTCGATGAAAGCCTGTTACCTATCCTTGGAGAGCCTACCGAATTTGAAGTTATTCAACCAAACCCATTTGAAGATGCGACCAATTAACTACATCGTTTTGCACACCACGGCCAGCAACATAACGGCCACGGCTGACAGCATTAACCGATACCATAAAAAGGTGCTGAACTGGCAATCGCCGGGCTATCATTTTATCATTGAACGGGACGGCAAGGTAATTGAGAACTGGCCGATCACGAAACCCAGCAACGGGGTGAAAGGGCACAATCATGATAGCATCAACATCAGTTACATTGGTGGCATTGATGCAAGTGGCAAGCCTGTGGACAACCGCACACCGCAGCAAAAGGACGCAATGGCTGAACTTGTGAACAGGCTGGCCAAGCAATTTCCCAAGGCTGACGTATTGGGCCATCGGGATTTCCCAAACGTAGCCAAAGCGTGCCCTTGTTTTGACGCACGTAAATGGTGGGCAACCGTTAAGAAATCTTAAAAAAGGTTTGGCCTATTGTATTTTAACTACATTTGGCTAAAGCAAAAAGGGAACCATGAGTAAACAAAAAATTGAAATCATTGAGAAATACCTTGATGAACAACAACCGGGCTTTTTCGCCCGAACATTAGCAAGAAAAATTGTGGCCGAAAACCCGGGCTTATTTGAGCAAACCGACAAAGAGATTGAATACGTTAGAAAAACAATAAGGTATCGCATTGGTGCGCTTGGCAAAAAGCATTTAGAATGGGCTAAGAACTCAGGTAAACTTCGCACCGAGTTTATTAGAGATGAAATGAAGCCAAGCGAATACATGGCCAATTTCATGCAACGTGGCGAAACTACAAGCAAGCCCGATTGGCATTTGCCGAAGCATCACAGAAAGGTTTTGGTCATGTCCGACATTCACATACCTTACCATTCTTTAGAAGCATTAGAAACGGCAATTGATTACGGGTTTAAAAGCGGCATTGACGGCATTTACCTGAATGGTGATGTGATTGATTTCGCCAAGATTAGCCGTTGGGAAAAGGATCCCGCCATTACTTCTGCCGTTGTTGAGGTCGGCATGGCCAGAAACTTTTTTGAGGGTATTGCCAATTTAGGGGTTGATGTTTATTACAAGTTAGGCAACCACGAAGACAGGTGGGAACGTTACATCTTGCAGAACGCACCTGAACTGCATGGCCTTGACGGGCTGCAATTAAAAAACGCCCTTGGCTTAGATGATTTTGAGATTGAGTTAATCGACAGCAAACAGGTTGCCAAGTTTGGTAAACTAAACGTGATTCACGGCCACGAATTCGGTGATAGTATCTTCAGCCCAGTTAACCCTGCACGGGGGTTGTTCTTGCGTGGCAAAGCTTCGACCTTGGCTGGCCACAATCACCAAACATCTGAGCATCACGAAAGCGACCTAAACGGCAAAGGAGTTGCTTGCTTTTCAACGGGTTGCCTTTGTGATTTGCGGCCAGCGTATCGGCCATTCGCTTTTACCAAGTGGAATCACGGTGCGGCCATTGTTGAAATCGAAGAAGACGGCAACTTTAGTGTTGAGAACTTTCGCATTGACAATCGCAAGGTACGATGAATTGGACGGGGTTTCTTCTGCGGCATTGGGGTATAATTGCCCTGATTGCCGCTTTTATCTTGGGTAAGCAGTCATGTAACTACAAGGCCGAGGTCGAACGGCACGCCAGCAATTACGAGGCTATTCAGCAGACGGCATCGGCAACCGCCCGAACATTGACCTTGACTAACCAGCAATTGCAAGCCGAAAACAAGCGGCTACTTGACAGCCTGAACATCAAAGGTGGCCGTGTTGATTTCGTGTATAGAACTAAATGGCGCACCAAGATTGATAGCTTTGAGGTGGAGGTTGATAGGTGGCACATCGAAACCTTGCCATGCCCGATCCAGTCCTTCAAACTTGACACAATGTGCATGAAATTTGCCGCAACCGTGCATCCCGACCGCCCAGCAGTTGTTACCATTCAAACCGATTACGAATTAAACGTGGTAGGTTATTGGGAACGTCCCGGCAAATGGTTTGGCGGCAAGCTATGGAGTGCGATACTTGGCAAGAAAGATGCTTATGTCAAAATTTCATCACCATGTTTTGCCGATTCTTCTGTATATTTGAACAAATTCAGCAAAGCACAATGAACCCTATCTGCCCCCAAGATTTAACACCAGCCAAGGTGTTGTCTGCGCCTACGAACTGCCAATTGGCTGCCGACCTTGAAATCGGTACTGCCAATCCAAGCACCGCTTATGACGTATTTATCGTTCATAATGGGTCGAAAAAGGTCTTAAAGTATGATATAGTAAGCAGCGTGAGTGGCATGCTGACCATTGATTTGACCGTTAACCCGTTGTTCTTCAACAACAGCACAACATACACTTTATTCGTGGTGGCTAATGGTGATGATGTGGCGAACTTCGTGCCGATTGACGGGGTTTACGATGGCTTCTTGCTAATGTTTTGGCGCAGCGATACGGCCGCACCTTCTACACAAATGATTCAACCAATATAAACAACAACAACCATGAACAACAACAATCAACAAACGGCGGTACATTGGCTTCAAGAAGCGCTGGAGGGTACAATTCTAACCCAAGACCAAACCATGCAAGTAATTGGCTTGTTTATGCAAGCCGATGAAATGTTCAAGGAGCAGATTATTGGTGCGCACTTAACAGGACTTATATACCCATTAGAAATGGAAGCTACTAAGCAAGCAGAACAATACTACAACGAAACCTTTAACCAACAACCATGACAACACTTCTTTTAACTTCGCTATTCATCTTCGGCCTGTGGCTGTCTTCAGCCGAGGGCATGATTTTAGATGACCTTCGCTGGCGGTTTATTTCGCAGTTTCCCGAACTTGCAAAGCCAGTCATTGACTGCCCTACATGCATGGCATCCGTTTACGGCACGATTGCCTACTGGGGGGATGTTATTATTGCCAACCAACCTGTTGATGCGCTGACCGCTATCGGCTGGCCTATCTTCGTATTCTGCCTTGCTGGGTTGAACGGTATCATCTTAAAACTTGCCAAATGGTCGTAAGCAGATTAACAAAGTGGTTGGTTAAAAACTACCCCGATGCGGTGTTGGTGGCATTGAAACCTGATGCGAAAAACTGGAAAGCTGGCTGCGAATTCATGGTGGACATTGATGGCCATAAGTATTACAAGTTTCGTGATTCAGGTGATGTGCCGTTGGTGCGGTACAAAGAAATTCAGGCTGTGCTTATTCAGTTAGATAATCGGCTTACATCAGATGAACTGACAAGCATTTTGGCAATTGCACGTGAAAGTGTGGTGGCTGCCATTGAAGGGCAAAGCCGAAAGGATAGGGGTAAAGGGTTGCAACAATGCCTTTGGGCGATACAGGAAGCCGAAAGCCGCCACAAAGAACTGGGTTTGCACACCGACCTGATTGTAGAACTGGCAGCGTTAAACCTGATCCGTGACGATGAAAACCCGTTTGAAATAAACGAAACGATTCAGGCTGAGAAACTGCGGTTGTTCAAGCGTGAATTCGTTAACCACGATTTTTTTTTGTCCGCTGGCATGAACGAGTTCTTGCCCAATGCCGAGCAACTGGCAGACGTATGGCAGCGGCTATGGCAAGCCAGCGACCAGTTTCAAACAAAAAAGAAGGACATCTTAAAGTCGATTCTTGGCGAGATAAGGTCTTCAATTGGTTAAGTGATTTCGATGCCGATTGCTTATTTTTGTGTAGTGGCGAGCATTCGCAGTTCGTTGATTTGATGGCTTCGGGCACGATTAACGACTTTGTACGCTTACTAAAACTTAAAACAAAAGAAGCCGATGGCAATCGACAAAATAGTGCTGGAGTTTCAAGCGGAAACCACAAAGCTCAAAAAGGAATTAGAAGACTTAAAAAGTAGGTTAGGCAATGTCGAAACTGCCGCCAAGGACGCTGGTAAAAAAACTGGCAAGGCCCTTGATGACGTAGGCAAAAATGCCAACGGCCTAAAAGACACCATTAAAAACCTTGGGCAACAGATAGCTGCGGCCTTCGCTGCCCGTGAGATTATTCGATTTACAAAGCAGACCATTGATGCGGCATCCGACCTGAACGAAACATTAAGCAAAAGCCAACAGATATTTGGGGATGCAAGCAAGGCCGTTGAGGACTTTGCCAGTAATTCAGCCAAGCAGTTCGGTCAATCTAAACAACAGGCCATTGATGCTGCGGCTTCATTCGGTGTATTCGGAAAATCGGCTGGATTGACCGGGCAGGATTTGAGCAAATTCAGCACCGACCTTGTGGCATTATCTGCCGACCTTGCATCATTCGGAAACACAACACCTGAAGAAGCGGCATTGGCATTGGGTGCAGCGTTGAGGGGTGAGGCTGAACCGATTCGTAGGTTTGGGGTGTTAATGGATGAAGCCACCTTGAAACAGGAGGCATTGGCAATGGGCCTTATTGAAACAACCAAGGGAGCATTAACACCACAGCAAAAGGTGTTAGCGGCCAATGCCCTTATATTTAAGCAGACGGCAGATGCACAAGGTGATTTCGCAAGGACTTCGGAGGGTGTTGCCAACCAACAACGGATATTAGAGGCCACATTTAAAGATCTTCAAACAGAGGTAGGGCAGAAATTACTGCCAACCTTTAATTCAGCATTGAAATCTTTAAACCAAATTCTTGAGAATCTTGATGCGGACACCGTGATGTCTTTTGCCAAGGCGGCAGCCGCAGCGGCATTAGCGTTTGGAGGTTGGAAGTTGGGCCCGTTAGTTTCTATGTTGCCACAGGTTGCCAAGGGTATTATGACAATGAATGCCGCCACATTGTCATTGAATAAAACACTGAAAACAAACCTATTCACAGCGGCATTTGCATTCGCATTGCCATATATCATTGATTTTATTGATGGGGTTGATGAGGCTGGCGAGGAAGTAGACCAATTAAGCGAAAGGCAAGAGGAGTTAAAAAGCGTAACCGAAAGGCTTGTTGAGGCAGAGACAGAACAACTTGGTGTTGCAAATAACTATTTCTCAGCATTGTCTAAGACAAACCCAAAAAGTCAAGAGAGAAAAGAACTTATCGATGAAATCAACAAACGATATGGGACTACTTTAAAAAACCTTTCGGATGAAGTTGCATTTCAAAATCAGTTAAAGGAGGCACAGGACAAAGTTATTGAGGGCATAAAAGCAAAAATTGCCCTTCAAATTCAGGAGGAGAAATACACGACCCTACTAAAACAAAGGGCAAAATTTGCTGGCCAAGCAACCCAAGAGGAGGCAAAACTTAATGCTTTAGAAAAGAAGTTTTTGGAGGAAAGGGGCATGACCGTTGCTCAGTACAATCAAAGTTTGGTAGACCAAAGAATCAATGAATTAGCATTAAGCGAAACTGAAAGGGAAAAGGCAGAACAAACAAGGAGGGTAATTACAACTGGTGATGACCTTTTAGTTCAAATTGAAAAGCAAGCCAAGGCATACGATGTTGCCCAAAACGAGGTTACTAAAATTGACAGCGAGATTAACAATCTTGACGCCGATACGAAAAGCCTTGTAAATAGTATGTCATCATTGACTACCACAACGAATGACAATACCAATGGAAACGGGAAAGCAAAGACTGCCATTGAACTTGTTACAGAGGAAATTTCTAAGCTAAATACAGAGGCAGAACTTCTTGCATTTAAAGGTGATTGGATTGGGGCAAAGAAAAAAACAGAGCAAGCAAATCTTCTGCAAAACCAACTTAATGGACTGAAAAAGACCATTGAAGAATTTAATTCTGAGGTAAATATTCAAAGGCCTGAAATATTGCCAATGGAGCCTGCCGACACGGGTACAGATACATCGCTTCCCGAACTGCCAATACCTGATGCTATGAGCATTAAGGTAAAACTTGATGTAGATGAAGAATCGGCAGAAAATGCGGTAGTTTCAATTCAGGCCATTCACGAAGCGGCATCAAATGTGGCTGGTGGATTGTCAACATTGGAAAGCAATTTTGGCCAAATGGTAGGTGCGTTTGCTGCCCTTAGCGGTGAGAATGCCGAGTATGTTAAAGCATTAGCCGTGATTCAGGTTCAAATACAAATGGCTTCGGCTATTGCTGCCGCTATTGCTGGCGCTACTTCATCAGCAGCAACAACAGGGCCGGGTGCACCTTTTGTTTTGGCTGGGTATATCGCATCAATGGTAGGGGCTGTAGTTGGCGCATTCGCACAAACAACACAATTGCTATCTGCCGAAGTGCCAAAGCCGGGATTCTACGATGGTACGGCCTATCTTCAAAGGGGAGGCAACCCAAAGGGTAAAGATACCATCCCAGTAATGGCACACGAAGGCGAGGCAATTATACCAACACGAAATAACCTGCAATATCCGGGCCTTGCGAAATCGTGGATTGACGGCAACCTTGACGGGTACATCAACAACAACTTTGTGCGACCAGCGTTAATGGAGCAGCAGCGGCAGGCAGAAGAGGATTTTGCCGACCGATTGGCGGCATCAATGGCCTTGCAGATGTCAAGTAACTTCGATGACTACCGACTTTACCGGGCAATAAAAGAACAAACGGCAGTCAATAGGACTGGCTTTGAAACCATGAAAATTAACCGCAAAAAAATAAGAGGTGGAAGGTAATACCGCAATAGTAACACTTAACAGCATCAACGTAACTGGCGATGCTATGGGTGTTGAAGATATCAAAGAACGCATCTACTGGGATGAAGAGGCCCGTGGTTTGCTGTTCGACTTTGAAGGAGAAATAACCTTTACTGGGGACACCTACCGATTTTTGCAGCAGCGGTTTCGTGATGACTACGATACCCCTGTGCCGTTGAACATCGTTGCATATAATCCACATTCAGGCGCATTTGAAGCGGTTGTTAATGGGTTGATATTTACCAGCGATTGCGAGTTTAACCTATACGAAAAGACCGTATCGTGCCAAATCGTCGATAGGGGATTCTTTGCCAAGATCCGCAATAACGTAAACATTGGATTCAGCCTTGGCGCACCCGATAGCAAGTTGGGCGAAGACATTAGTTCTGCGGTTACCATTACCGATGTTCAAGAAATAAGATTTATGAATCTGCCTGTGCCAATCACGATACCCGGGTTTGGCCGCAAGTCAATGACTGCTTACGATGCTTTAAAGTATCTTGTTGCTGCCATGAGTGACGGGCAGATTGGCTTTGTATCTAATTATTTAACCCCTGTTGTTGGCCAAGAAACGGCCCATATTTTAAGCGGTAGGCAGTTGAGGGGTGATGCCATTGACATCGGCCCTGTGGTTTCGTGGAGTGAGTTATTTGGGGACTTGTCGAAACTATACAACTTGGCCTTTGCCGTCGAAGAATACAACGTAGGCCAATGGAGAATTCGTGTTGAGCCTATTGATTACTTTCGGCAGTCGCAAAGCATTAACCTATTCGATGTTGATGCTGGGGTTACCGAGAGTATAGATACTTCGATGCTGTATGCTTCTGCTATTGTTGGCAGTTCGGAAACGAGGGAGGATTTTGATACCCCGAGTTCTGTTCAAGCGGCGGCATTGGTAATGACCAACTGGAATTGGATTCCCAAAACCCCGTTTGTATTTCAATGGCAAGAGGACTATTATTTTCAGTACAATTCAAACGTAGATAGCGAATGGGATTTGCGGTGTAGTGTTTTGATTACACACACCAACCTTATCTATTACGTGATGTGCATGCGGTTTTTAAACACCCCCGGCAATCCCGATTTTGATGATAGCTACGATGAAGATGCTTTTTTGATTTCGTGCTTTTACAAGAACGCACCGGGCAATGTAAGCACACCCGTACTTAGTTCAGTCGGCACACCGCCGATATTCAATGTATTCAACAACAGCATCAGCAACTACAATGTAATGATTAGGAATGCGGATGGAGTGCCGGGTAATGCCGCCAGCCAATATGCAAGTTTTGGCCAGCAATATTTCGATGCGTACTATGTGCCTGAATTTATAAACATCCCATACTCAAAATTATTAGCAAGGGATGAAATAAATCAATCGCCGGGGCCACCTAAAAGGATGTATCTTATATACAATTATTTTAGCGGTTCGCCTATTGGTGATTGGGCTTCAAATTTAACGCTTGCGGGCCCTGTATTTGATGATTTGGTAGCACCAAACAATCTGAACTACTTGGCAATTACTGGGGAGTTTACCGATATAAGTGTTAAGGGTAGCGACCCCAGCACAGGGTACAACATAAGTAATTCAACATGGGTTTGTCAAGTGCCAGCATTGTATTCTTTTAGAATTAAGGGGTCTATTTTCATCAACTGGCTTTCAAATCTTGGCTTTAGTTCATACACCACTTTTGAATTTATTATTGCGCAATGGGATTCATCTTTAATAGGGGTGAAAACGATAAAGAAAACAAGCCCGTTCTTTCGATTTAGCCAAACATCTGATGAAAGATATAGGGATTTCGATTTGTTTTTTGGCATGTTTAATGCAGATTCTGGGGATGTATTTCAAATTCAATTGATTGCGACCGAACCAACTGCAAACCAATATTTTCAAGTTTACCTAAGTGATGACACATTTTGGTCAATTGCTGGTAATTCATTAGAGGGTGAGGGCGGCACAATATTAACTGCCGAAAAGGGCGGTGCGTTTATGCTGACAAACCAATTGAAAGCGAATATCGATGCTGACTTGTGGAAGACAATTAAGGCGAACCCCTACCAAAAACTACTTTACCAAGTTACTGATGACGGGGAAAGTAGGTCAATGAACCTTTACGATTTTAACCGCAACATCATTTCGGGGGTTACTGAGGGCGAAACAAGGGGCAGATTGGCCGCACCTGAGCAGCCTGATGTTGACCCCGGCAACCCAATTACACCCGAACCTGAAGAAGGTGATGGCGGTTAATTTAATACCTTTGTGTTATGCCGATACGTACACCCCAACCAATACCATATAGCAGCCCAATCTTCTACGGAGATGGCGAGCTGTCATACAACGAACAAATAGACCAGCTATGCGATTTCTTCGGTTCGCCAATGTGTTTGCCTTGGGAAGAAGGAGAGCCGTTTTGCTTTCAGTTTCAGGCTGGCGAAATAGGTAACAACCTTATCGTTTGTCAGCCGTTTGATACGGGCACGGCAACGGGCGGCAGTGCAAGTACCTTGGTTGATTCAGGTGCAAGTTTCGTTTCGGGCGGTGTAACGCAATATCAGCTTGTGCGAAACACCACAACGGGCGATACCTTTGCGGTAAATACTGGCGGTGTTGCCGCTACTACCTTGACCTTGGTTGGCACACCAACTGTGCCAAGTGCGTTTACTGCTGGCCAAGGCTACGCTATTTACAACATTTGGCTTACTGCCGTTTCAATTACTGAGATTGATAGCGTGTCTATTAATGATGACCATAGTATTTGTTTTAATGAATTTGATGGCAGCATTCAATTCGATTTCCCCGTAGGGACAATTACAAATTGGTATAGGGCCACATTTAGCATTTGCAGTTATTCGCAAGGTGCAGCCTTTTTTCAAGCATCGCAAGGGGCAACCAATTACACCTTGCCGATTGAATCGCCCGGCACATTTGACTGGTGGTTTGGTGAGCCCTTAAACATTCAGCGTATTGAATTTGTAACCACAAGGCCGTTCACGGGTTGTATTTGTTTATGCGATAGTGAGGCTTATTTGATGAGAGATAGTTACGGGTATAGCATTAATGGTGGGGCGTGGACTGAATTTACCTATACAGGATCAGCACGAAACAGGGGCATCATCGAAAAGTGCATTGATTTGCCCGTCGGCTGCGATAATACGGTTTGCCTGTCGGATAATTACGAATGCGCAGTTTACCAAAAGATTGGCGAGGTCGGCAACTGGAACACCGACATAGCCGCTGGCATTTCACTTGACGGCAGCAACGTATGTTTTGACGGCAGCAGGCAAGGGGATTTCGCCTATGCCGAAGAAATCGGCTGCGACATCGATGCCATTGTAACCAACGTGCAATTTGAACTAACCATATCAGGGCACAGCAACGGCAATGTGCAGGTGTGCATCCAAAATACCGACCTGTCAAGTCAGGTATGTTCAAACCCACACGGCAGCAACGGGGTTCATATCTTTACGGTTAGCAACTTCGGGATGAATGCCGGGCCAAAGCGAATAATTATAAAAGCCCACAACAACAACGTAACCCTATGCGCCACATTACGCTATCGAATACAGGACTTTCAGCCTGATGTTTTTGCGTGTTCGGAGTGCTACCACGTGAAGCCTATCAACTGCGAAATGAAATTGGAGTGGGACAATGACACGAATGCATTCGGCCACGTTTACACTACGGGTTACACCAACACGATGTACCTTGACGGCAGATTGCTGAACGGCAAAATAACCAGCATAGCGCACGAAGAACGCAAGGGGGTAGATTCTTACCAGCGTTCGTTCTTCAGCAACGGCAGAAAGGTAGAAGAACTTGCAATTGATGCTGTATGGCCAGCGGTTCACCAGTCGGTAGCGGTCGGGTTGATGCACCGCAATTTCTACATCAACGGGGTGCAGTACGTGAAGATTGGGGAGTATGAACCCGATTATTCGGACGATGCCGAAATCGCACCTTGCACGGTTGAGGTTGCCAAACGTGACCAACGCTTTATCGTGAATCCGTTATAATGACCGCCAAAGAAAGGCTTATAAAGAAGATAGCGCAGTCAATGGAGGATGCGCCTGATGCCTTTTTTAAAGGGGTTAAGAAGGCACAGCGTGAGGCGTTTGCACAAATAGTTAGCGAGATAGCAACGCTGGCAACCGATGACGCTGGCAACCTTTTGGTGAGCCAAGGCAACTTCAACAAGATTCAGGCATTGGTGCAGAAGATGAAAGCGGCATATATGAACAAAGATTATAGCAAGGCTATTCGTGATTTTGTTGGTAGCATAGATGCAACGGCTGAAGACACAGGCAAGCTAATGGGCATAATCACCAAAGAAGTATTTGTGCAAAGTGCAACGGCTGGGGCTATCTTATCCAACGCAAAGACCACGGTGTTCGATTTACTTGCAAACGCTGCGGTTAATGATTCGGTTGAATCTTTTAAGCAGATTCTAAACACCAGCATATCAACGGGCGAAAACTTTCAGCAAGTGATTCGCAATATTCGAAACAACATTGAGGGTACACCTGAATTTGCTGGCCGAATGGAGAGGTACGCAAAACAGAACGCATACGACTTTTACAGCATATCAAATGCCCAATACATTCGGCAAGTTAGCGAGGATTATGGGTTTGAGTTTTACGAATATATCGGGGTTGATGTGAAGGGCACAAGGTCATTTTGCAGCGAACGAAACAACAAGATATTTCACAAGCGAGAAATTGAGAATTGGGCAAATATAAAATGGGAGGGGAAGCAAAGGGGCACAAACGAAACCACAATCTTCGCCTATCGGGGCGGTTACAACTGCGGCCACCAAATTATCCCAGTTGCCACCGAAGATGTGCCTGAAGATGTACTTAATCGGGCAATAGCGGCAGGCTTTTATACGCCTGAATAAAAGCAGCCTAATTGTCGGCCCTTGACATCGGTCGTAATGGTATGCCTTGGGTTGCCAATTAAGTCAAGTAATTCGTTTACATCGAACGAATCCACATCGTGAACGATTAAAACACCATTTTCGGCCACCTTTTTTCGGTAGTATTGCACCAATTCTTGAATAACGCTGGGCCCGTGATAGCTATCGTGAAACACCACATCATATTTTTCATCGTTCTGCAGTTCTTTTTCGCCTGATGTTATGCGAAAATCAATTAAATATGGGCTACAAAACGAAATATTTGCCTTTAAATGTTCATCGCTTATGTCGATTGTCTTAACCGACATGCCAGCCATTGTCATAGCCTTTGCCCCATGCGCCTTAAAAGTACCTACTTCAAGGGCCTTGCCACCTTTGTATTGCTTGGCCACGTTGTAGATTTCGGTTATATGCATTTTGTCGGTTATCCACGTATGGGCAAAGTCCCATTTTTCAATTTGTGATTCGGGGCTGTCCCATTCAAAGTCCTTTTTACCTTCGTAAATTTGGTAATTTGCTGATGAGTGAAAGCCCAATACTTCTTCATTGGGGATATTGGTGTTGATGTCCATCACATTCAGCCGCTTGTCGGCCAGCGTTACCAAGTTTTTGAATACCTGATTTGAAACGCATTGGTCACCCCATTTGTTTTCGTACCTAAAGTAGTTATTGAAACAGAAATCAAATATCGGCTTATGCTTGCGGTTAGCCACAAACCAACCAGCATTGAAATAGGTTGAGGGCTTTAATCGATATTGCTGTTCAAGCCCCTTGGTATGGTCATTGTCCCGATCAATACAAAAGTAAACGTCTTTGAAATCGGGCAAATAATCTGCCAAATTGAAATCCCGAACTGGCCGCCAATCGCAGTCATGATACATTACCAAATCAAGGTCGGGCCAAATATCCCATATCTTATACTTTAGCGTCCAAACCGAATGCTTGAATTCAGCCATTCTCAAGGCATGGCCAAGATGTTCATCGGTTATTATTCGGGTTTCAAGGCCCATGTGTTTGCGCACAAGTTCTGCCGATTTTTCAGCGTACTTCAGGTAATCGCCAACACCTATTGTTACTGCTACGGGTTTCATTTTGTTACTGATTGAATTGTGTTAAATATGGCAAACCATTTGCCGGGGATTGAACGCTTATAATGTTGAACTTTGCCCACGTGCTGGGCAACCGTTACCCTACTGATGCCGATTATTTCTGCCGCTTCGGTTTGGCTTAAGCCCTTCATCGATACAAAGTAATAGGATGCGATTCGCTTAATATCTGCGTACTGCCGCCTGCTTGCTTGCTTGAATTGGCTCAGTTCAACCCCGTAATGGGTGCAAAGCTGCCAAATAAAGTCATCGGCAGCGGATGAAATGCGGTGATTTATAGCCTTATTGACCGCAGATTTCAGGTCGAAAAGTTCAGCAAGCGACAAATGGCTGATATCCATAACGACAAAGTTACATTTATAGCGACAATTAAACGAAAGTATGAGGCGGCATTGGTAACTTTGATAAACTTTAAATTAAACACTATGAGTTATTCTTGTTTTGACAACCTGCCCGTTTACAGCGAAAATGTCTGCGAAGTAAACAGGCTAACGGGCATTTCTGCCGTTGCTGTAATTGACAACGATTACACCTTTTTAGATTACACCGATGCTGCCGAGTGGACCGCTGCCATTGCCGCTGGTGATGTTGCCATTATCAAAGAGATTAAGGCTAACTATCCCGAAGCCGAAGAGGTTACTATCAGCAACCCACGGAGAGGTACACCTGACATCTTGACCAAGTTCAACCACACTTTATCGGTGATGGATGCCAACGTAGATAGCAGCAACGACAGCTTCTACGAAACTTTGAACACGATCGGCAAATACAAATTGGCTTGGTTTTATTATGAGGAGGATGAAATCCGAGTAGTTGAGCAGCCTGTACGTTGTATTGCCAAACCCGCCAAGGCTGACGAGAACGATGTTCAGCAGTACATTGTTACCTTCGGATGGCAATCTGCACCCAATGAATTTCCAGTTCTTTACAATGCCCCTGTAGGCATCTTTGAATAAGGTTGTTTTCATGGTTATCAAAAGGGCCCTGCTTCGGTGGGGCTTTTTTTTTTAACACCTTTTAACATTTTCGCATTGATATTCTTTGTAGGTTTGCCAAAACAATAAAACAATGGACAACCAAAATAATCAGCCGTACATCTTCCCATACGAAACTTATTCTTCTTGGTCACGCCAGCTGGCCAGAACATATACGGTTGCCGAGCTTCAAAAAGAGGTGAACAAATACGAAGGGCTTTCTGAAAAATATGCAAAGCAGCATTTATCTTCAATCCAAGCAAGCACATCAATGAATAGCCAAAGTCAAAGAAAGGCTCACGCAAGAAACAACGTAACTTTTAATTACGAAAAAAAACAGGCATACAAAAACGCTATTGAATTGCATATGTATTACCCCGAAAAATGCAAAAAATCATTAAACAAATAATCACATAACCCATGCAACAACCAATTAACTACTGCGACATTATGGCCCTTGGCTTCACTGCCGAAGACGGGCACGATAGTGTGTTTCAAAAGATGCACGGCTACCCCTACACAATCTTCACGAAGATGCTGGCCCCATCGCTTATGCTGGACTGGCATCAGGCAACACGGCTTTGCGAACTGCTGGTGATTGAACCCGAAAGCGGGCACATTTTTGACCGAATCCCGATTGTGGACTTAGTGCATTTGAAGGATTATGTTGATGCTTTTAACCAACAAAACACTTAATAAAGTAAAAGAAAATTCAAAAAACAACGAAACTGCCCAATTGGGTATAGGTGCTGTTATGTGCCGTTTTTATTCACAAATCTAAAATCAAATGGAAATTAAATTAAGAAACGATGGCAAACAAAAGGCTCAAAGTTGTGAAGCCGAAATTGAATTAAGTTCTAAAAATCACGCTTGGGGTCACTTCCGTGCTGAATTTTCAGGATATGGCGCAAATGATTGGTCGGCTAAAATTAACTTAATTCAGCAAGTAGATGATTTGATTGTCGAGTTACAAAAGCTGAAAGATAGTGTGTCTTAAAATGGCACATAACGTTTGGCGGCTTGGCGAAGGCTGCCTAACGGAAAGTTCAAAGTTCGCACAATATTTATGGCAGCTTTTGCCAAACCGCTGTTATGTGCTGGGCGGGTTATCAGCACTGAATTTAATTTGAAAACGAAATGAAAGACCAATATGTAGTCATAGACCTTAGAAATATGGACTTTATGAAAAATGAAGAAGGTGAGATAAGTTACTATGATACCGAAGACGAGGCGTGTACGGTTTGCGGTATGTATGAGTTTGAAAATGCTTGGGTAATGAAATTGATATACAATCATATCGAAGCAGAATATTAGCCTTGCACATAACTAATGTATAGGCGAAACAGTCAACCCACACCTTTACAAAATGACTGAAAAGTAAAGTTATAACTGATATGGAAATTGATACAAATGCAATAACCCATAAGAATCCTGATGTATTTGAACAATACGAATACGGGGGGTTTTTTATCACAATACAAACAAATTATTTTTCTGACCCTTGGCTTGAGGCATTAGCAGTAGAGTTAAAATACAGGGAAATTGTAGACATCGACAACCATCATTATTTTTTTAATGATATTGATGATGGGGATTGCTTGGTAGAAGACCTTACTAAATTCGGGTTTAAGTGCGAATATGTTTTTGATGAAGATTTGGAAGAAGACATATTGCTTGTAGACGGGAATAACGATGTTGTTTTCTTTTATGAACCACCCGAAAATTTAAGGACATCAATTGTTACAGAGGCTTTACAATCATTAGTAGATTGGATAAATCAGTATAATGGTGTTGAAAGGGGAAGGAAAAGAGATGGCTTTATAGTGCTAAAAGAAATAAAAAAATACAAGCCCCCTATGAAGTCATCACAAAAGTCAAGAGGCTACCTTCAAATGGCATGGGCTACAATGATAAAAAACAGAGATAAAAGGTGTACAAATTGTGGCAATTCAAACGATTTGCATGCACATCACATTAAGTCATTTAAAGATTATCCTGAGTTGAGATACGATGTGAATAATGGTGTAACATTATGTGGTATCTGCCACAGACATCATCATAGAAAAAAGAAAAAGTAAACAAACAACTTTACCTTTTTTAGAACCCGAATCAGCCCCAGCGATGGGGCTTTTTCTTTACCTTTAAGCCATGAAAGGCTACCTTATATTCTTATCAGGCAATTCAAGCTACGGCCAATGGGCGAAAAATATGGTGAATTCTCTGGCACACTTTTCACCTGACTTGCCTATTTCAATTGTTGGTGATATTAACCTTCTGCCCGAACGTGAACGAAAGTACATCGACAAGGTTGTTTCGATTAACAATGAACACTTGAACGATGCGACAGGCCGAATTGCACCCGGCAAATTTAAACTTCACCTTGACCTTTATTCGCCATACGATGAAACGATGTACATTGATATTGATGGGGTTGCTGTACAAGAATTGCAGACCTTATGGGAGGCTTGCGCTGGTTTTGATATTGCTACGCAAGTGGTTAGCAAGTCACCGCTAACTGCCGACAAATGGCCATGCCTTTGGTTGCCGCTGCCCGAGGTCAAGGCCGAATACAATTTACCAAGCGAGGGTGAAATACCTGAAATCAATTCTTCGTTCATCTACTGGCGAAAGACCGAAAAGGCTGCCAAGTTTTGGGCGCATGCAAAGGCTAATTACCGTGAACATTTAGCAACCAAACATTGGGGGCATAGTTTCCCCGATGAATTGGCTTTCAATGTGGCCTTGGCACAAACACAAATTAACGCTGACCTTGGGATGTTGCCAGTGCAGTTCAAGGCCAAGCGGCCCGACATTGGCGAGCTTAGAAAAAGCCATTACTTCGTTGGGTGTTACGGGCAGTATAGCACTGAAGCCCGATACACTTATGATATGTACGACAGGATTGTGGCATATGTTGAGAAGCAACTTTACGGCAGTTCTACGGCCAGCAAGTCGCACCATTTAATGAAAGCCAAGTTTGCCGTAAGCAAGCCGACCAAAAAGCCAGCGGCAGATGCACGCAGGATCCACTACGATGCTATTGTGCCAGCTTTGACACCTGAGATGCAATTGTTACCCTACGGCAAGGCTGCGCCAAAGCCATTCACTAACGCTTTCAATGGTTCAATTGTTCAGGGCAAATATGTTGTTAGGCTTGACAAACCAAGATTTTTTACCGACCGAAAATTGGCAGTAATGGATTGGGCAGACGGCAACCTTTCAACACCGCAGCTGCTGAAGTTCAAGACCGAAAACGGGCATGCAGAAGACCCACGATGCGTTGAATTTAACGGGCGGCCAGCCTTGGTGTTTAACGATGGCGGCAATATGTATTTTGGGTATATCGATACGCAAGAATGCTGGCAGATGAAACCGCCAGCAAGCAGGCCGAAAGACCACGATGGCCGAGAAAAGAACTGGTCACCGTTTGTTTACGATGGGCGGCTTCACGTTTTGTATGCGCCGGGCCACGTTGTTGAGTACGACCTTGGCGAACCGATTGCCGAATACAAAACCGAAATACCTACCCTGACAAGAGGACATATCAGGGGCGGCACACAATTAGTTGAGCATGGCGGCAAACTGTACACCATATTTCACGTGCGGCAGAAGGTGAACGCTATCAATTTGTACTGGGCAGGTTTAATGGAGCTGGAGGCCAAACCCCCGTTTAAGGCTTTGCGGTGGTCAAGAACACCGCTTTGGAAAGCCACATTTATTGAAAACAGCCGAGATATACCGCCAGCACCCCACACTTGGTTAGCGAAGATGCTGGATTTTGTGACATTCCCAACGCATTTAGAGATTGATGCCGATGGCAATTGCCTGATTTTGGCTGGGCATCATGACTACACCGATGCGGTGATTAGGTTGCCGTTAAAAGAACTTTTGAAGCATATAAGGTAGATTGCGTATTTTTATGAAAAAACAAGCCACATGGCAGACATCTTCGCATTAATTGACCACGCAGCCAAAGAAATTCGTAAAAAGCGAAACATTGTTGGGATGCCGTCTAAGTACGACAAGACCTTTCAAACCGAGGCATACTACGAAAGCCTGCCCGAGTTCACAGAAATATACCCGTACACGATCCGTGAACATAACGCCGTTTGTGTACACGCAGAAGCCAACCAGTTCCCATACGAAATCCTGCGGTCAAAAGCACCAAACCAGCAGCCCGAAGAATGGGAATATCAAAAGGGGCTGTACGAACCGACCACCAACACCGAATGGAACAGGGCATTAAACCGAACCAAGGCCGTTGCCAATAGCCAAAACTATTCTATTGAGTGGCCAAACAATGAGCAGAAGGAGTATTTTTATGGGCTTTACCCCGAATACTATTCAATCGAAGCCTACTTTTTTGACATCGTACGTGAACGCAAGATAAACTACCCGAACCAATTGCTGTTGGTTTGCCCTGAGTATTTGCCCATGAAAACGGCCATTGATGAAGAAGGCAATGAATACGAAGTGGTTGACCAGTCGGAGTTGATTTCGCCAGTAGCTAAAATCTACGAAGAAAAGCACATCGCTGGTTACAAGGCCGGGGAGTATGCCCTACTTTGGAACGGCAAGGATGGTGATAAAATGGGCTTTAAATATGTGGATAAGCTATCTATTTACGAAGCCTACGTAAACGGCAAAGATGCCAAAGGTAACCTGACCTTTGAAGTGGTCGAAGTGTTTCGGCACGGCTGGGGATATTTACCAGCATGGAAACTTGGCGGCAAGCCTGAGATGAAGGATGGCGAGGTTTTATACCGGTCTTCGTTTGCCGATGCAATCCCACACTTGAACACGGTTATTCGGCTGGAAAGCAACCTAATGATGTCAACGTATCGTTTGGCTTTCCCGATTATCATTGCCGTTGTTGATAGGTGCGATGCCGCTGGATGCGATGGCGGTCAGGTTTGGAATAACGAATCAAACGGCTATTCTGCCTGCGGCAAATGTAACGGAACAGGCAAGAATCTAAACCACAGCCCAACTGGGATATACGAAGTAGCTGCCACGACCCGAATGGGCGAAACAAACCAGCTGGCAATGTCACCGCCCGTTCAGTTTGCTGCGCCACCAAGCGAAATTCTAAAGTACACCAGCGACCAAATCGAAGCACGTAGGCGGTCGGCTTTCGGTATGTTTTTTGAGCCCGAACAAGCCAATTCAGCAACGGCCACAGGCAAGCAAATTGAAAAAGAAGAGTGGCAGACGTTTATGGTGCAGTTCGCCCGTGAGTTGTTTGCCTTAATGGACATGGCAATTGAGGCCATTGGCTTTATGCGATATGGCACGGCATTTGAAAAGCCCAGCATCCAAGTACCGACTTCGTTTAACTTTAGAAGCTACGAGGACATTACCAGCGAAATCGGCACGGCCAAAGACCAGTCACTACCTGATAGCGCAGTCGCATCTTTGCTGTATCAATATGTCGGCACAAGATTCAACGCATCACCAAAGGTTGAGCGAATGATTAAGCTGCAAATCAAACTTGACAGGCTTTGGTCTAAAGATGACTTAACCGTTAGGGGCATGCTTGGCAGCACGGCAACCGAGGCCGAGGTCATTCTGCATAATAGCTTTGTAACTATCTTGAATCAGGCATACGATGAGAACGAGAACTTCGATGAACTGGAAACAGCGCAGCAACGTGAAATCGTTCTTGGTATTGCGACTTCAATTGCCGAGCCGTTTATGCCTAAACAAATTGACGGACAGGCTATGTTAGGAGGTACTGAACTGAGCAAAACCGTAGGCGGATTAACAGGCTTCATCGAAATCGCCAAGGCGGTTGCGTCCGGTGTTTATGATTTGGATGCCGCTGTTGCGTTCGTGACAAGAATGTACGGCATTAGCGAAGAACAAGCACGTAGAGAGTTGGGCACACCTGAGTTGCCCAATTCGGAGGAAGGTCTTACCTTAGCATAAACAAAATGCTAAAATATGACGCAAATTCGAGAAAGTTACACCTTCATCCGTGTAGCTAAACACCAAGCCGAGAGGACTCACAATCCCGGCAAACCTGCCAACTTCGGCAGAAAACTTGAAGTCCCAAAAAGGGCATGGCCGAAAATAGCCGAAATGAAAGCCAAGTTCGGCGCATTGGGGTATATGCTTGTTGAGGATTGGGAAGCCAAGAACTTCAACGGGTACAACATTGACCGCAAGTTTATCGACCAAGCCGAACAGCAAACCCAACTACTGACTTCGCTTGAAAACAGGCTAACCGATGCTGAACGCAAAGAGGCCGAACTTCAGGCGAGAATTGCCGAACTGCAAGCACAGTTAGAAGGTAGCAAAAAAGTACGTAACCAAAAACAAACAACCGATGGAAATCAATAAGGAAATCTTTGAAAAACTAACGGGCATTCAAATTGCCGAAGATGCGAATGAGGACACGATCAGGACTGCCCTTGGCGAACGCTTTATCGACCGAGAAACGCACCTGAAAGAAATCAACGCTACCTTTGGCAAAGCACGGGGCACAGCCGAAAACAAGCTAAAGGCGTTAATCGGTGATGAAGGTAAAGGCAAATCCTTCGATGAACTTGTAGAACTTGTGCCTGCCAAGATGCAAACTTTAAACGAGCAATTGGCCGCAGCTATTGAGGCTGGCAAGTCACAGCCCGACATTGAGCAAATCAAAAAAGAACGCGACCAACTTCGGGAAATGACTGAGGCCGCCAAGGCTAAAGAAGCTGAACTACTGGCCGCTGTTGAAAATGCCAAGTCGGATGCTGTTAAGCAACTTGAAAAGGCTCAGACCGAGGCAGAGGTTACACGCTTATTCGATGCCAGCAACTGGGTTGACGATGCTGATGCCATTGTCAAGCAAGGTGTGTGGTTAACCCAAATCCAAGGCAAGTACGATTTTCGCAAGGAGAACGGTAAACTACTTGTTTACGATATGGAGGGCAACATCGTTACAGGCGGCACAACTTCGCAATTGACCGCCGAGCAGTTGTTTGAAAAGACCTTGAAAGACACCAAGCGTTACAAGCTGAACAACGGCGGCCAAGGTGCAAACGGCAAGCCGAATACCACTACAACGGTGAACGGCAAAGAAATGAACCCAGCGGTGGCCGCAGCCAAGGAGGCATGGCTGGCAAAGGCAAGGGCCCAAGGCATCAAAATCTAAGCGGCCTGAAATTATCAAACAGCCCTACTTCGGTGGGGCTTTTTTGTTTTAACACCTTTTAACACCTTCGTATTGAAATAGTTTGTAAGTTTGCCTTAACAATTTTTTTTAAAACAACGATATGAAAGAAGAAATTTATAAAATATGCACACAGCTAAATGATGGACAAATATCTGTAACACAAGCACAAGAGCAGTTATTGCTTTTATTTAGTGTTAGCAAACGTTATCTTCTCGAATCTATTTTAGAAGATTGTAAAAGTAGCTTTTCTGAATATCATTATGAAATAGTAGAAAGCTATCTTGATGATGGATGCTAACTAATATATAGGCGAAACAGCCCTACTTCGGTGGGGCTTTTTTTATGCCCAATCGGGTATATACCAAACCAATAGATGCGAACTAATAACCGATAGGGTATATCCCGCCAAAGGTCAATTATTCTTTACCTTTTGGCGAACTATCTCACCATTGGCGAGGGACTTAAAATTGCCAGTAAGCGTAAATAGTGGCAAAAGTTGTAGATTTGATTAAAAGATTCTGCCATGCACGACAACATGAAAATTACAATTAGAAGCTACGACATTGAAGTATCGACCGAACTGCCGAACGATGCTGGCATTGAGGATATTATTCAGTCATTACGGGGCATGCTGCTGACCGCAGGCTTTCACATCAATACAATTGACCGCTTTCTTGACGTAGAAGGCAATATAACCCCTACTTCTTAGCCGATTTTTTCGACAACTTCATGCCCTTTGGGGTTTTCTTTTCAAATTCGGCAGCCAATTTTGGGTTGGTGGCGTACAAGAATTTTCGCTGGGCTTCACTTTTGAACGGCATGGCGGTAATTTTACCCCATTATAGCGTTTTTCGGGCAATCCGCAGCAACTTATCTTCGTTAATATCGTAGGCGGTTGCCGCTTCGGTGGCTGCTTGGTACCGATTCATACCGTGCCTCCGCAGTTCATCATACATTTCAACGGCAAATTCGATGCGTTTGCTGTATGATGCCTTGATGCTGTTGTGATGCCCCCTTGGTGCGCATTGATAGTTGCTGGTTGGTTCACCATCTGGGCAATTTCTACCCCCGTATTGTTCAAAAAACGTGATGACGGGCTTACTGGGTTGTTGTATTTCATTCTCCATAACGCAAAATTGGTAAAAAAAACAATGCATTTGCCACATTGTTGGTAAATTTGTGTTAGTCGGCTGCGCTGCCGAACCAAAATGGCGCAAAAGTCGGGCAAAGTTACCCCCGAAAAAGTAGGTAACATAAACAAATTGACAATTAAAAACAAATACAATGTCAGCATTATCTTCATTTATAGCTTGCCCTAATGTGCAACTATCCCTTTTCGACTCCTTCGGGGTTGACAATTTGAAGGCGGAGGCTTTGCCCTTGCTTTCTTTTATCTTATCTGCGCCAAACCGCTCAGACGTTATCCAAAACCAGCTTAACTTTCGTGATCACGGTCGCAAAACAGTTGAGGTAGTTTATGGCCAGCGTTTTCTTGAATCAATGGTTCAAGACGGAGGTCGGGTAACTTGCGGAACTTTTGCCAACGATGGCGAAACTTCGGTTTTGTATTCGCTTACCCCTTCTGACGGTTACCACGTAGGTTTCAAACTGACCGCTTCTGAGTTAGAAGAGCGTTGCGAGGCCGACACCAACTACATCGCAAAAGAGGTGTTCAAAATGATGGACGTTTTGGCCCGTAAAGTTGCAACAAATGCAGCCATCCAAATCATCGCCAACAGCGGTAACTTCGCTTCTGACGTTGATAATGGCAACCCAGCTGGAACTTCATTGTTCAAAAACGCTGATACGGTTTTGACTGCTGGCGGACCCAACTATGACGCTACCGAAGTAATTGCTTTCGAGAACATGGCTAACGAATTCAACGGAATGCCTTACGTTTTCGGCGGTGAAACTTGGTGGAAGTACATCAAAGCGTTGAACGCTGCTGCGCCCCCTGCATTTACTGATGGAGGTTTGTCAACTGGTCTTTATGCCCAGCAAGCTGGCATCACCTACGGTTACGACCGCAGAATTCAGCTGAATGACACAGCCCCAACTGCTGCTTACAGCATCATCCCCGGAGCCGTTCAAATGATTTCGTTTAACGAATTCAAAGGCATCTTGGAAATGAACGACAGCACGCTTGTTCAGGGCACGCTTCAGCATCCTGATCCGAACTTGCCATTGACTTTCGACTACCGTGCCGAGTACACTTGTAACGGTGCAGACCAAAAGGTTTGGAACTTTGAAGTAGCGTTAAACCACGACTTCATCTTCTTGCCTGCCGACATGTACCAAGCTGGTGACCGCTTGGAAGGTGTTAATGGCATCTTGAAATTCGTAGGAGTTTAATCTACCTGCAATTCACAAATAACGGGGGAGAGAAATCTCCCCCTTATTTTTAACCATATGAAATACAAACCAAAACCAAAACCGACATCACGGCCCGGAGGCTGCAATTGTGGTGGTCGATAATTTTTCATTATGCCAACAACCTGTCTAACCGATTTGATTTTCGTGCCCGATGGCTGCACGTCAACACCCAGCAACAAGGTGTCATTGGCAACGCTGCCCGGCTTTGATTTGTCCCAAGCCGACTACGTAAGTGATGCCCAGCAATCCAGTGGCTACGATGTAATGGCCGCTGCCGTTGAACGTGCCGGTGATAAGATTGTCAGCGACTTTCGGTCGTTCATGGACATCAAAGGGCGGTTCAATTCGGTAGTTGACAAAGGCACGATCGGGTACTTCGACGAAAACAAGTCAAACGATGCCGCTAAGGTTGGCAAATATGCTGGGGTTGAGATATTGGTTAGCGATTACCCATATTTGAAATTCAACCTAAACAGCGTTTCGATATTCTTTGCCGGGGCGGTTACCGATAATATCTACATTATTGACATTATTCAGGGCACGATTATCGACACCATACCATTTACATCGGTTGCTGGGCAGATTACCGAGGTGCTGATTAACAAAAGCTACCCTACAAACGGCCAAGATTTACATTTGATGGTTGCCGTTGACGCTGGCTTATCTGCCGCCTTCGACACTTGGATAAACCCAACCGCCTGTGCAAGCTGCACCAAAGGGCGGCGGTCAAGATTCAGCGACTTGTTGTTTACCCGTGCGGTTGAAACAAGCAAAACGGGTTCTTTGACTGACACAAATTTGGTGGGGATTGGTTACACGCACGGAGTTAGCCTTAACTATTCTATCGAATGCGATGACAATACTTGGCTTTGCCAATTTTCAAATCGGCTTCGCAGGGCAATGCTATACGCTTCGGGGGTTGAATTGATGGATGAAATCTTGTTCAGCGACAGGCTAAACAACGTAACCACGATTAACAAAGAAGACGCTAACGAAAAGCGCAGCCTTTACGTTCAGTATTACAACAGCGAAATGCAGACCTTGTTGGCTAATTTGCGGTTGCCGAATGATAGGTGTTACACCTGTACCCCAATGGTCGTGAACCGAGTAAATATCCCTTAAAATGAAATCTACCTTTGCATATATTTCGGCATCAATACTTGCATTTTTTGCACCAGTTGCTGGCATCATGATAGCAGTTGGGGCATTCATTACCCTTGACACCTTGCTTGGGGTTATGGCCGCCCAGAAATCGGGCGAGAAAATCGAAAGCAAGAAACTGAGCAAGGTAGTTTGGAAGATGGTGATGTATCAAAGTGTGGTGCTGACCTTCTTCGTGATGGACGTTTTCATTGTTGGTGACCTTCTTGGCCAGTTTGTGAACACATCTTTTGTGCTTACCAAGGCGGTAGGTGTTGCGTTAATCGGTATTGAGTTTAAAAGCATAGACGAGAATATCGAAAAAATGACAGGCACAACGCTTTTAAAGCGGTTATACGACATCATTCGCAAGGGCAAGGGCATTGTATCGAAAATCAAAGAATAAGCCCTTAGAAACGAATTAATACTTTATTTGTTACAACAGCCCCACATCGGGGCTTTTTTGTTTTAACACTTTTTAACACTTGCTGTTAATTTCGTGTTGAAATAACTATTAGGTTTGCAGTACAAATTTCATTAACCATTAAAAAACACACAATTATGACAACTTATGAAGTTACAAATCAGCAACTGTTCGATGCCAAGGTTGCAAACATCAATCTTGATGGCGTTAGAGGTGGCCGTTACGGCTATGCTTTTATGGGCTGCATCGACATTGTCGAGAAAAAAAATAGCGGCAAAATCATTCACCATTCATATGATGGCGAACATGCCTTTAATGATTTTGAAGAAGATTACGGTTTTGTCCTTGTTAAAGTAGAAGAATTTAAGCCATGAAAATAACCCTAATCGAATCGCCCCTTGTAGGCGGCAGCAAAATCCAAATTATCGGCAAGCCCGACAAAGGTAGGCCGATACTATTCGCCACATTAAGGTCGCAGCCCCCGTTGATACCCAGCGAAATGGTAATGCGCCAAGCGAATATCGTTCTTTCTAATTTAATCACCTTTTACAAACAAAACCCATGAAAACAACCCCAATCTTTGAAGCCCTAACGGCAATCATGTCGGACTGCGGTGCAATCGGCAAAAACAAGAAAAACCTGCAACAAGGCTACAACTTTAGAGGTATCGATGACCTTTACAATGCCATTCACCCATTGTTCGCAAAGCACGGGGTATTTATTACCAGCGAAGTAATGGGGCGGCATCGTGAAGAACGCACAACAGCCAAAGGCGGTGTTTTGATTTACACCATTTTGACCGTGAAATTTACCTTCTACGCATCGGACGGCAGCTTTGTGTCCAGCGTTACCGAAGGCGAGGCAATGGATAGCGCAGACAAATCAACAAACAAAGCCATGAGTGCAGCGTTAAAATACTGCCTGATGCAGATGCTGTTGATACCTACCGAAGAACTAAAGGATGCAGATGCCAATACTTATGAGGTTGCGGCCAAGCCAGTAGTGATTGATTTTCTAACCTTGCCCGATCCGCAGCAAGAACTGGTAAATACGCTATTCGACATTAGCCAGCAACTGCCTGAAGTAAGCAAAGAAAAGGCCAACCCGTTTAACGATGCTGATTGCATCTACGTTAAATCTTGGGCCAAAGATGAGGCCACAGTGAAAAAAGCAATTGACATTTACACCAAACAATTAAAGTAATGCAAGATTTCAAAATCAGATGCAGTGCCATTGGTCAAATTATGGCCAATGGCAGGGGGAAAGACACGGCCGGAGCAACGTGCTATTCATATCTGCAGGACTGGATTGTCGAGCAGATTTACGGGGTTCGTAAGCAAATCGACAGCAGGCCTATGGAGAAGGGCCGACTGGTTGAAGATGAAGCCATTGAATTCGCTGGCCAGCACCTTAACTGGTTTATGCCCGAAAAGAACGAAACCTTTTTTGAGAATGAGTTTTTGACTGGAACGCCCGATGTTATTCACGGCAACACCGTTGTTGACATCAAATGCCCTTGGGACGTTTTCACCTTCCCAATGTGGGAAAGAAACCCACCGAAAGGATATTGGTATCAATTGCAGGGCTACATGCACCTGTTGGGGCTTAAAAGGGCGCAGTTGGTTTACGTGCTAATGCCGACACCTGAAGAACTTGGCGGCATCCAGTTAGACCTGACAAATATCCCAGCCAAATATCGGCTAAAGGTATTTGACATTTACTATGACGAAGCCACCATTCAGGCCATCTATGAACGGGTACAAATGTGCCGCAACATTATCGAAGTTGAACTTTTACCACAATTACAATGACAGAACGACAATTTGAACGCTACCTGTTGAAACAGGACAACGATAGCTTACTGAAGATTCGCACCGAAATTGACCGGATAATCAACAGCCGAAACGATGAATTCTTTAAGATGCATTTGCGCACCGAACACCAACGCTACGTCATAAAAGCCGCTGCCGATTACTGGGGGTTACCTTATGAGGCCGCATACAGCAAGCGCAGATTCAGGGAGGTCAAGCATTTCAAACATGCCATGAGGTTTGCGATGCGCTGCGCTACATCAATGAGCCTGCAAGACATCGGCAAGATGCTGAATTGTGAGCATGCAACGGTTATGCACAGCATAAAGTTTGTGCAGGATTCTATCTTGGCCGACCCACAATACTACATGCGCTGCATTGAATTTTGTGAGCATATCAAAATGGTCATGCAAGAATTGGAAATGAATAAAAATACACCTATCTTCACGTCAATAAATTACAATTAACACACACAAACCCATGAGAAAAGAACAATTAGAACAGCTTGGCTTTGAGCAAATCAAAGACGGCAGTTGGGCCCAAATGATTCGGCCAACGTATTTAGATGTACCTATTATTGTACGTTCATATCCCGACAAAGAAACGGCAACCGCTTCGATTGCCATTACCCAAAACGGGCAGAAGGGCGAACTGATAATCGGCACTTGCGCCAACCGGGCCGCTGACCTTAAACATCTGCTGTCTTGGCTGTCGATGGATGGCAAAGAAATCGGCCAGCACATTGTTACCAAAGCAATTCAACGTAAGAAACTAATCAAAACCAAATAAACCATGTTACAACTACAATTAATCGGCCGTATCGGCAAAGATGCTGAACTGGTCGGCAAAAACAAAGACATCACTACCTTTTCGGTAGCGGTTGGCAAGGGCGAAGAAACCCAATGGTTTCGTTGCACGCTGTTCGGTCGGGACGGCAAGCCTGCTGGGGTTGCTAAATTTTTGAGCAAAGGCACGCAAGTATACATTAGCGGTCGGCCTGTGCTGGACGTTTACAAAGACAAAGAAGGCAACGACAAGATCGGCAACGACATCAAGGTGCTGGTTAACCAAGTCGAACTGCTTGGCGGTATGCGTACCGAAACTGGCGGTGGCCGTTTACCTGAACTGCAAACCGATGGCGATGCACTGCCATTCTAAAATAGTGTGTTAGGTGTGAATTGCCCCGGCCGAAAGGTTGGGGCTTTTTCTTTTTATGCCCAAGTGTTAAAAAGTGTTAACGCTGATTTTTGTATTGATATTCTTTTTAGGTTTGCTGTACACTAAAACATTTACACCATGATTTACGCAAATCACCTTTACAACTTGGCAACATCAAAGCCAAGAATCACAATGGCCGAAATCGAAGCCATGTGCCTTGAAAAAGCCAAGCATGGCGACATGTACTGCTGGGTATTCAACCCGATTGCTGAAGATGACATCGAAAAGCTGCGAACCAACGGCTTTGAAATCGAAAAGCACAATAATTCAAGCTACCGGATTGACTGGGGGAAACCTACTAACCTTTAACCTTTAATTACACACACCATGAACACACAAAAATCACTAATCGAAATCGGCATTGCTTACAACCAAGACAAGATGCAAGTTATGATGGCAATGCAAATGAACGGCAAGGGGCTGGTTGACTTTGTTTCAAACTATCCCGACCACGTTGCCATTGTGGCCTTTGACTACGCCATTAAAAGCTACCCATACGGGGCAGACACCGAACGGCACGAACAAGGGATTCGGCACGGCACAACCGTTATCGGCCAAGATATGTGGCCGCTATGCACACCTTCAAACGATGAATACAGCCTTGAATTGTCAAGATTCGGCGGCGAACCGCAGCAGGATGTGGCTTGGTATTCGTTTCTAAGCGACAGCGACTTCATGCTAATTTACAGCAGCAAAAAATGGAGCATCGGCTACCAAGAAGATGACCGTTGGTTGGCAATTGAAGGCATGGTAAACGAAGTGGTTGCCAACGCCAATGCAATGCCGTTTCATGATGCGTTTGAGTACATGCTGAGGATGGTTTCGGCTATCAAAGTAGGTGCTGAATGGTGCGATATTTGAAAACAATTTGTATATTTGTGAAGGCATTAACACGCCCATGAAAGGTAAAATTCAAAATTAACCGAGCTGTTTGTTCGGGGGTTGCGTAGAAGATGAGGCCTGCCTTGGCCAAGTGTTAACTTCTTTTACCGCCCCCTAACAAATGGCTTTTTTATTTAGATATGAAACAACTACCTTGGTTCAAATTTAGCCCAGCCGACTGGATGATGGGCAGAATATCCCGCCAATCTTGCGAGGTGCAAGTGGCATTTTTAAGGCTATGCTGCATATACTGGAATGCCGAATGCGTTATGACGTATGAGCATGCCGAACTTGAAGCCGATGGCTACCTTGAAAAGCTAATTGCATTGAAGATGGTTGAGGTGTACGACGATGGAATTTGCATCAAATTTCTTGATATTCAGTTCAGTGAAGGCAAAGAAAAGCGTGAAAAAATGTCCAACGCTGGTAAAGCATCTGCTGAACGTAGGCTGAACACAAGTTCAACAAATGTTCAACAAACGTTCAACGAATGTTCAATAGAGAAGAGAAGAGAAGAGAAGAGTAGAATAAGAGAAGATAAGAAAGAGAATGTAAGCACATACACCCGTGAAGATTTTTGCAATGATTTGTTAGGTGATTTCAAAACCGATGAAAACCTTCGTGAAGTAACGATGCTTTGGCTTAAAAGAAAAAAGGTCATTACCAAGCAAAGTATGCTTATTTCAAAAAAAGAAATTGCCGGGCATACGCCAGCCGAAATGTACACCGCAATTATGTCGGCAGCAGAAAAGAACTGGGCGCAGCTATACGGCAGAAAAGATAAGCAAAGCAAAGGCACATCAACAAGCCTGCCAGCGGGTAAGCCTTGGCTGGATCCGGCAACGATAGCCGCAGCAGAACGAAGCGCAAAGCGTTTAGAAGCCTTGGCCAACCCTTCACCTGATATGCCGTTTTAATTTTTTATACCTTAGCAGAATGAACTTAAACAAGATTTACAACGAAAACTGCCTTGACACAATGGCAAGAATGCCCGATAATTTCGTGGACTTGGTAGTTACTTCACCGCCTTATAACTTGGGCACAAAACACCACACAGGCAACAATACATTTTCAGCATATGACCTTTACGTGGATGATATGGATGAAAACGATTACCAAGATTGGCAAATAAAAGTGTTGAACGAAATTTACAGGGTATTAAAGCCAAATGGTAGTTTGCTATACAACCACAAAAACAGGATAAAAAATGGCGTTCAAATTTCGCCATACGAATGGATTTTCAAGTCAAACCTAATTGTAAAACAAGAATTGACTTGGTTTAATGGTTCGCAAAATTTTGACAAGTGCAGATTCTATCCAATGACCGAAAGAATATATTGGCTTTCAAAAACGAAAGACACCGATTTTTTTAACGAAATAGGTCAAAACGATTTAATAAAGGACACAGCAGAAGGTACGGACAAAGAACATAAAAGGGCGTTTCCTGTTCAGCTTTGCAGAAGGTTTGTACTTTGCTTTCCCAATTCAAAGTTGGTTTATGACCCATTTATGGGCAGCGGCACAACTGCGGTTGCATCGATAAAAGAAGGCCGAAACTACATTGGCAGCGAAATTTCATCTAAATATGTTGAAATCGCAGAAAAGCGAATTGCAGCCGAAGATTCACAATTGAAACTTTTTTGAATTTTATACCTTAGCAGAATGAAAACATACACACTAACCGAAAAAACACTTGACCGCCGTGCCATCGAACTGGCAAACATCGTATTTCAACCCAACAAAATGGTACTAACCAAAGAACGTGCCGCCGCCGTGCGAAAACTTTGCACCGCATTTGACACCAACAAATCGTTTTTCTTGACTGGTGATACGGGTACAGGCAAAACAATCTACACCCGTTTATTCTTAGCGGCCCAACCCGAAAAGCAGTTCACCTTCTACAACATGCGGCATTTATTTCGTGAGTATGCGGCAATGAAAAACCCCGATGAATTCATCTTGGCGTTTATACATAAAACGAAGTACGGGCATTTGATTTTAGATGATGTCGGGGCAGATGAAGCGGTCGGTGCGTTTGGGCGGCAGAACACGATCCTGTACGACATTATCGAAAGCCGAATGGATAGCAAATTCATCACAGGCATTATTTCAAACAACACTTTGTCCCAAATATTGGCACGATTCGGGACGGACGGCCAGCCTGATGCACGGTTAATGTCCCGCTTCAAAAAGTGGGAAACGATTATTATGCCCGGTGATGACCTTCGGGGCGAGGTCGAAGTGATGCCGCTTGCTGAATGGCCAAATGTGATTTTGCCAGCCGAACCCGAAGATGAAGGCGTGCCATGCCCTGACCATTTACGTTCTGAGATTTACGAAAAGTTGGGCATCATTGCCAATCGGGTTGTTGAAGCACCGCCAAGCAAAGCCGATGAAATGCGAAACGCTTTTTGGGGTAACATAAAGCGGCCACAATGAACATCACTGAAATCGAAGCCTACTGGCAAGGCATTGACCTGACCAAGCCGCAACCCGAAATCAACATCGGTGGCGAACGCATCAACGACCTTGCCATGTTTACTAAATCGCATATCGCAATTTTGAAATACAACGCAGGCAAAAGGGCATTTCTGCCGTACTTTGAAAGGCTATATCGGGTTACACTTGCACACATGAAACTTATGGCCTAAATTTGCCTTATGCCCAAAGTCGGTGAACATCTTTTGCAATTGGCCTGTGTGCGTTTCTTCAGGCAATACTACCCTGACCTATATCGAAACCTATGGCACACGAACGGCAGGGCAATCAACGCATCAAACGGGGCAGTGCTAAAAGGCATGGGTGTAGTCGCTGGGGTATCAGACCTTTTGTTTTTCTACAAAGGCACGTTACACGGCATCGAACTGAAAATGGGCAATGGCCGCCAAAGTGATGAGCAAAAAGAATTTGAGCAGATGCTAAAGGCTAACGAGGGGCGGTACTACATCGTGCGTACCCTTGACAGCTTCGCAAATTTAATTAACGAAATTGTGAAAAATGGTTAAACTTGTACCAATAGGGTCGGTGAAGGGAAATAGCCGCAACCCAAGATTTATACGGGATGAAAAATTTAAAAAGCTGGTTGCGTCGCTTGTGGAGTTTCCTGAAATGGCTGTTCTTCGTCCTTTAGTGGTAGACGAAACCATGACCGTTTTAGGCGGTAATATGCGGCTAAAGGCGATGCAAGAACTGAAGTGGAAAGAAGTGCCGATTGTGGTTGCCGAAGGATTGACGGATGCGCAAAAGGATGAATTTGTTATCAAAGACAATGTTGGCTTTGGCGATTGGAACTGGGAGCAGTTGGCAAACGAATGGGATGCAGAAGAATTGACACGCTGGGGGTTGGATATACCGGGGTTTGATGTGGACTTAGAACTTGAAGCCGAAGAAGATGAATACGAAATGCCCGATGAATTGCAGACCGACATCGTACTTGGTGATTTGTTTGAGATAGGCGAACACCGATTGCTTTGTGGGGATTCTACCGATAGCGACCAAGTGGGAAAGTTGATGAATGGGGAAAAGGCGGACATGGTGTTTACTGACCCACCGTACAATGTTGCTTTTAATGGAAGAAGCGGCAAATTTGATGTAATTGAAAATGACGATTTGCCAGAAAAAGAATTTGAAAAACTAATTGATGGCTTTGTTTCAATTTTGAATTTACTTAATCCACCAATTTATTACGTTTGGTGTAATTGGAAATTTTATGGCATACTTCAAAAAAAATTGGACTTCAAAGCTTGTATAGTTTGGGCAAAAAATGTTTTTGGGCTTGGAAGGGGATATAGGCATCAACACGAATTTTGCTTATTTAATGGCAAACTTGATGACGGCATTAACAATGAATCAGACTTGTGGGAGGTTAAAAAAGATTCTAAGTATATGCACCCAACACAAAAGCCAGTTGAATTAGCATCAAGAGCATTCAACAACCACAAGAATGCAAAAAAAATTGTTGATTTGTTTAGCGGTAGCGGATTAAGTTTTATTGCCGCCCACCAGCTAAAACGCAAGTGCTACGGCATGGAGTTAGACCCGAAGTATTGCCAAGTCATTATTGACCGAATGCGAAAACTTGACCCGAATATCGTTGTTAAACGCAACGGCCAAATTATTTAACCTATGCCAAACAATACGAACGCTAAAAAAAAGGCGATGCTCGAAGCCCTTGAAAAATCATTGGGCATAGTTACAACGGCATGCAAAGCGGTCGGGGTTGCAAGGGTTACGCATTACGAATGGGTAAAGCTGGATGAAGAATACAAGGCCAAGGTGGATGAAATCATGGAGGTGCAGGTGGATTTTGTCGAAAACAAGCTAATTGACCGCATCAATAAGGGCGACACCACGGCCATAATCTTCTACCTGAACAGCAAAGGCAAAGCAAGGGGGTACAATCGCCAGCACGAAGAAAAGCGGGAGAACGTCAAGTGGCCAAGTAACTTTACCTTCAACATCGTGAAAAACGATGAAGAGGTATAACTTAAACCCGAAGCAGCACCAAACACTAACCGCCAGCGAAACCGAACGGCTGTATGCTTATGTCGGCGGCATTCGGTCTGGCAAGACCATAACGGGGGCGCATTGGGCATTACACAACATCATTCACCAACCAGAAATTAAGGGGGGCATCTTTTCAAATACGGTTAGCCAGTTAAATACGGCAACCTTATCCGAATTCATTGGGGTACTTGAAGCGTATGGCCTATTCAAAGGCGAACATTACGTGGCCAATAAAGACCCCGAACGCTACTTTGGTTACAAATCGAAATTTGAAAAGCACAACGGCGTTTGGTCGTTTATGAACGGGGCGCAAGTGATTACCTTCAGCATCGAAACCATGATACGGGGTATTGAATTGGGATGGTGTTGGGGAGATGAGGTGCAGGACGCTGCCATCGACAGCCTGAACATTGTGATGGGCCGTATGTCGGGGGCGAAGTTCCCAAGAACGCTTTGGACAATGACACCGCCAATGGACAACCCCGACATCGATGAATTGATTTGGGGCGAAAAGCAAATAGCCCACACGATCGGCACAACCTACGACAATAGGGCGAACCTGCCCGAAGGGTATATTGAGCAGCTTGAGAAGACCTACGATAGCCTAACCTTCAAACGGGAGGTGCTGGCCAATCGGGTTACTATGTCTGGCCTGAATTGGCTGTATTCGTTTGACCGCCAAAAGCACGTGGGCAGCAAGGCCACATACGATACCAGCATGCCCGTTTACGTTAGCATTGACTTCAACAACAACCCGTTTACGGCTATCTTGGCGCATCGGGGCAGACACCAAGACGGTAAGCAGTTTATTCACTACTTCGATGAAATAACGCTAACGGCCGACCATATACAGGGAAAGACGTTCATTGAAGCTATGGTTGAGGAAATCTTCAGGCGAACACCAGCGCAGGTGCAGAACCGATTGTACTTTGTTA